TTTGGTAATTCTATGTTTTTCATATATCCACCTTTCATTACAGGTCCCATATCTTTTTTAAATGCATTCATGATAGTTGGTGCTAAAAATGCTCCTACTTTTAATCCATCTTCGTTTTCTATATCACCACATTTATTAAATACACCTTGTATTTTTTCTTGCATTCTATCATTGAATGATTCTATTTCAGTGACAAGGTTTTGTAGATCTATAACACAAGTTTTAAATCCTTTTAAACCGTCGTACTGATCTGATAAAGCAGCTAATCCATTAGTAGCAGCTTCGTTTAAAGCATCTTGAGTTAATGTTTTCTTAATTATAGATTTTATAGCTTCTTTTAACTGCTCATCTTTACCCATNGCTTTTTTNATAGCTTTATCTTTAGCAGCCATATAATCATCAGAATCTATATCTCCATCACCATCATGGTCTGTTCCCTTCTTTTCTTCAACTTCTGCTTCATCTACATAATCAGTATTGACTGATACATACTCTTCAAATTCAGCTATAGGATCTGCTCCGTTAATTAAATCTTCGTAGTGAGTCTTAATGAAGTCTAATGCTATATCTTGTGAAATATTTGGGTATTTCTTTTGTATATATCAACTACAGCACCAATTGCTAATTTTTTTTCTTCAAGTGACAATTCAGGAGCTTCTTCAACAACATCATTAGTCATTACTTTTTCAACTTCAGCTAATTTTTTAGCATCTTGCTGTGCTTTCTCTCTTTCCATGTCTCTAATCTTGTCAGCTGCTTTTTTAAGTTTGTCAACGTCAACTCCTAATTTTGCTGCTAGATCATCAAGTTTACCTTCTTTTAAAAGTTCTTTTGCTTCTTTAAGGTTAGCCTTCTTCATACCGTTAAAAGTGTCAATTTTACCTTCTCCTCTCTTAATTTCTTCTTCTCTATCATGCTTGTCTACTTTTGCTGATTCACCTGATATAAGGTTAATATAGTGGTTAGGATCTTTATCAAGGTTAGCTTTTGCTTTAGTAGTTGCATTGTTAAGATCTTCAGCTTTTATGTTGAATTTGTCATGTACCTTAATACCTGCTGCATCTAATTCAAATGCAATACCTCTTTCAAGGACATCAATAGAGTAAGTAAGTGCTGGTCTATCAGCATATACNTTAACGTTTTCGAAAGCTTCATTAACTACTGCTGGAGCTTCGAATATCATCTGTTTAGTCTTTAAAATCTGTACAGTATCGTCGTATGCGTTGTTAGGTGTTATAAACTGAGGAAACTGTTGTCTCATCTGACGGACAAATTCTGCCTTTGCCATCCTTCCTTCGTTGACGGCTCTATATTTTTCTGTAGCTGTTACTGTTCTCATAAGTAATCAAACATTTTAGTGTGCGACGGTCTTTTTGGTCGCTGTTGCTGTTTCCAGCCTAGTTTTGTTAATGTTTTTTTTGCCCTTTTACCTTTCCCAAATGCTCGTGGTGTAGCATATTGAGCTCCGTCTCCAGGCGTAAATGACGCTCCTCCTACATTTGTAGTGTTTGCCTCATCTAACTCTTGCAATACTTCTCGCACTAGTTTGACAAGTTTTGACCTTGTCATAGCTTTCTAAGCTCGTTAACTAGTTCGTAATACTGCATTAACTTAACTAGATGATTATCGTCTATTTTTTCCTTGTTAGAAACAGGTTGAATAGCTTTAGCCACCTCATCTAGTTTTATTTTAACAACTTCATTATCAACTTTTGCAGATAGATCATTAACGATTTCACTTAAAGTTTCTAACTCTTTATTGACTATATTACGTAAACGTGTTCCGGAGTTAACCGATGTAATAAACTCTTTTAAGACTCTTTTTTGTTCTGGTAAGAAGTCTTTATATTTGTCATTGAATTTCTCTAATAAAATTTTAAAAGTTAATAATTTTAAATCTTTATCGTATTTAGAATATTCTTCAACCAGTGTATCTTTCACGTCTTCCTCTACTTGAGGCTGTGAAGTTAAGTGCTCTAATATAGTTGTCTTATTGTTAATTAACATTTGTGGATCAACTAGATTATCGTTATTTTGAGCTTCTAATAAACAGTAAAGTGCAGCTAAAGGTTTGTAATCTCTTACTTGAATTGCAAAGAATTCATCTAAATTATAGCTTTCTTTTATATCAGAAATCAAATCATACTTTTGCTTTTTCAAAGTCTTTTGATTTAACTTTCTTGATACTTCAGTTATAGTTGATACTATAGCCTCTGCTTTTGATTGAGAAACACTTCTGTTTCTACTTATGAATTCATACAGCTTATACTCTTTAGATAGAGTAGATCTATTAGCAAAATGTTTCTTAATAATAGAAACCGCTTCAGAATCCTTATTATTTAAGGTNTCTGATGCAATTTGTTTTACTAACAATTCAAAAATAAGACCTGTATTACGGAATTTTGAATGTTTTATCTTCATTATACACGTTTACTATATATAAATATGTATTAATTTCCTAAATCTTTGATGTTCTCTTCGTTTAGAAGATCTGATTCAGATTCAGTTTCTTTTTCAAATACAATATTCTTTAATGATTCTTTATTTTTATGATAAACAGCTTGAGTTGTAACGTTTTCCATTACATTATCATTGTCAGAAGGATACCCTCCTTGCATACCATGAACCCCTAGAGGATCACGTCCTCCTATAGGATTATCGTTAGTTCCATAGACNGAAGCCTTTTCTCTTGGTCTTCCNCCTTCTGGTCCTGGTTGACCCCATTCTGTGTCTTTATCTTCTAATTCTGAGTATCCTGCAGGTAATGAAGCTGGTTCTCCACCTTTTGGTGTTGCAACTGCTCTTCTACCGTACATAGATGCTAGATCGTGTGGTGTACCGTAAGTAATACCTGACTTAGCTGGATCGTTACCTTCTGCTTCTATTTGAGCCAATCTAAACATTCTCTTGCTATCCTCTCTTACTAGTTCTCTCATTTCCATATATGCATCTTCAGATAGATCGAAAATAGATTCATAAATGTAATCTGTTGAGAATAATTTTGTATCTTTCATTTGATTAGCAAGATCAACCTTTTCTTTTAAAAGTGCTACTTTTTCTTGTTCAAATATGATAGAAGGCGTAGTTAACCTTATTTCAAAATTAGTTAAAGATTCTCCTGTAAACCCTTGCGTGTATAAGTGAACTAGAGCTATTTTGGTTAGCTCTGATTCCATTATCTTTTGGATTCTTTCTACAGTTCTAGCAAATCTAATATCTTCTGCTGCTAATGTTGCTTTACCTTGAAGGTCTCCTTCAAATCCAAAATATGCTTTTGGAATCTTAAGAGCAGCAAACATTTTAGCTTGAAGATACTCAACGTCAGTTACTCCATCGTAATCTAGACCTTTTGTAGTTTCAATACGAGTAGAAGTATCACCTCCTCTAACAGGTAGGTAAAAGTCTTCCATCATATTCTGTAAATTGAATCTCAAGTTGTATTGACCATCATCTCCTATATATGGAGTTTTTTTCATTTGGTTGATAGTCTTTTGCATAAACTGTTCTACTTCCTGTGGTGGAATAGAACCTACATTAATATAGAACATTCTCTTTTCAGGTGCACGCATTATTCTATGAATAAGCATTGCATCTTCCATTAGAGTAACTTGCTTGAAAATCTTTCTTGCTGGTTCTAAATATGATCTACCATAAGGTAAATAATTTGTATCAGAGATTAATCTAAAGTGAGCTATTTCATAATTGTCAAACTCAACAATTTTAGATTCGTCTCTTCTTTTTGGTAAGTAGTTTGGATGTTGAGATGAAGCTAAACCATCTGGATCTAATCTAAAGTTTACTTTAGCTGGATTTTCAGGATCAGTTCCTTCTTCTCTTATCATATGATAAACTGTATAAGGTAGTACGTTATATACTCCGAACTTTTCAGCTATCTCTAACTTTAAGAAAAAGTCTCCATACTTACACATGTTTCTAGTCCATGACCATAAATTAAATTCTATATTTAATACGTCATAGAATAAGTTATATAAAACTCTTTGAATATTTTCGTCTGAGGATTTTATAGATAAAATCTCATTTTGATCGTTTTTTACTGTAGCCTCATCAGCTATAATATCTAATGCAGAAGCTATGATTGGATCTGTATCCATCGCTTCATAATCTGAATATAATTGAATCCTTAATGTTTGATAATTAAGGTTTGGATTAAAGATATTTCTATTATTGTAGATATATAATCTACTAAATCTATCTACTAATGAGTTTGTTTGGTATCTACCGGTAGACTGAATCTGATTAACATCAGCTATTTTTAACTGGTCTCCTCCTACATTTCTAACTATTACGTCATTGGAAAAGAGTCTTCTAAGTCTACCAAATAAGGATCTATCTGCCATTTATTTGAATTTATATATATAAATAGTGTTATTTTAAGAGCCAACGCAGATCTTCTTCACCACGGGCTGTCTTATAAAGATAAGGATTTTCTCTCATATCTCCAACATTTGACATAACAGCTTTGTTCTGTGCGTTTAAATTGTTAAATGATGATAATTGAGCTCTAGCTAGGTCCATTCCTTGCTGTCTTAATCTTAATGCTGTATCTCTAACGTATAATGCTGTTGCACATGACATAATCAAATCATCATTATATCTATCTTGAGCTTGAGCTTTACCGTTTTTCCATATAAACACTCTCATTTCTTGCATTAATCTCTTGGATTGTATAGTAACTCCATGGTCTCTAATATACTCTATCATTTTAGCTATAACAAGTGGTCTTGTTCTGGCTGACATAGTAAATCCAGGAACTAATTTATCTCTTTCATATTTGTGCATATATGATTCAACTGATTCCATTTGAGCAGTTGAACTATAATAAATGTTTTTATATTCTCTTTCAAGTAATTGTTCTATTGTAGCCCATCCAATATTTGCATTTTCAACTACAAGTAATGCATCATTATATTCAGATGCTATACCAACTAGAACATTACCAAAGTCTTTAGGTGAAAGTTTACCTTTATATTCTGCTACTTGAACACATTCATCTATATCAAATACGTGAAAGGCTGAGTAATCAGTTGAGTCACCTCTTGCTACATCGGCTACTACCATATAAGACTTTCTATAATCTACTCCTTCCCACACCCATAAGTTACCATCTACACCTCTTCTTTCTGCTGGGTC